TAACGCACTGATCCGCCCGCGGAGATCGTCGATGATTTGATTAGCCACCGCCAGGTCAGACCGTTTGACATTAACCTCATTGATGGCAATACGCGCCTCGTACTGCGAAGCCTTCAGCTCGCTTGGGCATGACTTCGGTTCGGCCGCCACCGCCACGACAGCGAGTGAGATGAGAAGTCCTGCGGTTGCGCCACCCAAGTTCATACCCCATCCCTCCTCAAAAGAGTCCCAGTCCCTTCGATCCGCCCCTGTGTCCACCACCGGTCGAGGTGGCTGTGTACTCGTGCCACCCCAAATCCGGCGGACTACTCCTCGTCGTGCCGAATTTGTCCACGTTGTAGGGGCTGCCTTGAGTCGTCCCATCGTTGATGCAATCCGATGCAGATGTCAGCTTCAGGAAATCCGCACTTGCTGGAGACGTACTCACGAATGTGGGCGTACAGGCCACATCCCACGAATTGGTAGTCTCCGTGTTGTTCGGCGGCTCCGTGAAATTGATGCAGGCCGACGTGTTGTCTTTGCATAGATTGTTCGTGTAGGTTCCGGCATTGGTATAGTTCTCGAACCCGTAATTGTTCTCGACCGACGTGTTGTTGATCAAGGTATTGGCACCTTCATTGTTCCCGAACCCAGGCCCGCGATTACTGTAGGCCGCGTTGTTGTAGATCGTGCCGCCGCCGCCAGAGCCCAGCTTGAAGCCGAAGCCGTCTCCGTCCGAGCCGAGCCCATTATCATAAGAAACATTACCATTGACAATCGTCCCCGTTGCCATCCAAGTGTCAATGCCGTCGTCCGAGCAATCATGCACGACGTTGTTGCGGATCACCCATCCTGTAATCGAGCCGATCGTCGTGCCATTGAGGATGATACAGTTGGCGCTTTCTCCGTTCTGCACAGTGTCATAAAAATCGTAGACTGTATTCCCCTCGGCGATCCCATCCAGCGCGCCGTCGTTCACCTGGATGCCATTGTAATAGCCGTGGTAGATTTCATTGTCCTTGATCCACACATTATCGCCCCCGCCGGAAACGAGGATGCAGTCCGTTGAGCAATCTCGCAGCGTCAATCCTTCGATTTTCACGTAGGTCGCTGTGACGCGAATCAGCCACGGCCCGGTCCACGGGGTCGATGTATTAAACGCTTGATCGTCGCCGTCGATGATGGCCGTCTCACCAGGATATTCGGCGTAGGTCACGTAGTTACCGGACGAGCCGCCGCTCGAAATGGTCACATAGCTCTTCCCGGTGCCCGTACAGGTGCCGCCACGAATATAAGTCGTGTCCCCCGCACTCATGGTATCCCTGGCTTTTGTCAGCGTCGCCCACGGGGAACCGATCGACCCGTCGTTGCTGTCGCTCCCTGACGAGCAGTTGATATAATAGGTCGCCGCCTCGACGGGAGCGGCAAACAGCAATGCGACGAGCGCGAGCCACCTCATGGCCCCACCCCCAAAAGGGACATCTTCGGAGTCACCGTCGCACTACTCAAATTGCCAACCTCGACATCATCAATTCGCAAAGCGGTCGTGCCGTTCCCAAACCCACACGTCCCAGCGTTCCCACTGGTCAGTGTGGAGTCAGTAAATGGGCTAGCGCCTTCGTGGGAGCCATTCCGCAACACACTGATTGAACTGCCTGACGCTTCAAGTCGGTATATATCGGAGACGGTATGTGCGGACCCAAAGTTGTCATCAATCACTACGTCAGAGCCGGAAGTCGTACGCCGGAGGTAGTTGTTGTCTCCAGCCGCAGCGAACACTACATACGAAGTCGATCCGCTCGCGCCACGCACCGACACGCCGATATACGATCCTCCAGATGACGCGACTGCCACTAAAGTGCCCTTCGAGTACTGGTCATCGTTGAACGTATCGCCAGCCCACCGATAAGACACCGTTGAGGAACCATTCTGATACAACGCATTGGTATTGATGAATTGTCCACTGCTTTTTGTCGCTGTCCAATTCGAGTTATGACTCTCGATCGTGGTGCTGTCTGTGTTCGTGAAGGCGTCTGTAAATGGCAGGGCTGCCCGCGCAGACCGGGGCCAGAGTATAATGATCCCGGCTGCCGCCAATATCCGTGCGACCTGTCGCAATGCCTCGCGCCTACCAACCGCCTCCAAGCTCACGCTATAGGCCATCGCCGCAGAAAGCGGGATGTACCCAAAGACATCTAGTAGCGATTCGACCCAGCGTTGCGGCGTACTAGCATCCACGTACGGGAAGACCGTGGTGGCGTACAACGCCTCCCGCGTGTCAATGCGGCTGCCTTGTGCTGGTGCATCACTGGCCAGAATGTCGCTCTTCCCATCAGCTCGCAGCATCCATATTTTCCGAATCCCATCCTGCTCAGGATTGACAGCATGCCATCCATTCGCCGGAGGCTCAAATAGGAGTTGCTTGATCACGTCTGTGACCGTTCCACTCCGTAAGGTCTGATCATATCCAAGCTGAGCGGCCACGCTACTCCTAGCGCCAGGCCCAACCACATCATCCTTGTCTGCACCTATCATTACTAGCCCGGCATCTGATATGGGAGCCGCGGACGCCACCACAAATCGCATTTGGCTCGCATTGCCTCCGACCGGCTGAAGGCCGATCCAGCCGGCTGACGCACCGCTCACACCGGATGGCATCCACGCATCATCACCCAATGATGTGCGTGTCAAGACGGCCTGGGAAGCATAGTAGTACATTATCCAACTACCACATCAGAGATTCGCTCGGCTCACGTAACTAATGGACCCAGAGACTTGGCCAGACCCGCTTTGCAACAAGCATACGTTGTCGGCATCCGTACTGGTCTTAGCCCACCCGTAGGGATCGTTCGGTAGCACGATCCCCCCATTAACCGCAAAGTTCCACCCTGTTGCCGCCGTGCTCCCGCCAAGTAGTCCAGTCGGTCCCGTGCCGCAGGTTGTGCCAGTGCCATCGACCAAGGCAATGTTTTGTGCCGTCGCCGTGACGATTTGGAGAGAGCAGATATAGATACGCTCACTGGACGTCCCTGTGATGAGCTGCGATCCTGCAGTTTGGCTAATGGCCACATAGAGCGGTTGCTCAGTCTGACACGCTCCGCCCACTACCGATATGCCACCGATTTGTGCTTGATTGAATGGTTCGTTGTCAGGGAACGACAGAATGTCTACATCGCCGATATTATTGGTGCCCGCAGGCAACGCTGCGTCGATGGTCGTGGAAGTGTACAGGCGTCCACTGGCGTTCACGTTGAGCGTGGAGTAATCGCCGTCGGTCCCGGAACCAACCGCCGCCGTGTCCCGACGGACCGCCAAGGACATGATGCCTACGTCCCCCGTGGTGTGCGCCGCATCTTCCGCTTTACCGAGATGCGTTGCCCCTGTGCCAGGCGTCACGCTGGTGCCGATCGTCGCGATGTTACCCGTGGAGTCAGAGGCAATCGTCACGCGCTGTGTGTTGGAGTCCACCGCGCCATTGCCTGTGGTGGCCTTCACGCATCGGTCCCAGGTCGTCCCGTTGAAGCACATGTTATAGGACGCGATGCCCGTGGTCGTCGGATTAGCTGTCGTATCAGCCAATGCCGCTGCCGTCGGCAGGAGCACTGATCCATCGGCGGCGCGAGGGCTTACATGCAGTCCGCGTTCTGCTGTGATACGTACGCAAGCTGCTTGATCTTCAGACGGATCTGTATTCGTCTCGTTGAAGCAGCCGGAGATCGGCGTCGCCGACGTGGTGCCGTCGGTAAAGGAGCCACGGTCAGCCAAGGCCGTGCCGCCGGAACCGCCGAACGCATCCACATAGGCCCCGCTGGAGGTCACGACTTGCACATAGGCCGCCCCGTAGTTAGTGCCACGCTGGGCCACGTTGTCGCCGTTGGCAGAGGTGATCGTGCCTGGGCTGTCGGCTCGCACCAGAATCGGCGCCGTGCCAGTTGGATTAGCTGCGGCCGCGTCGTCTTCCGTGTACTGTGTTCCGCCGCCGAATGAGGTGATCTGATTTCCTGACCCATCCACGATGGCTACGTTCAAGGAATCGTTCGTGCCAGTATCCCTGACTGTGGCCCCCAAGGTCCCATCGTGCGGGCGCATCAACCAAGGGGTCGTGTTGGCCGTGTTGCCAGGCTGGACGGTCCATGTGCCAGCCTGCCGCACATCAAGGGTCCCATCCACTGTCTGGACGACCCCGGACCCGTCCACGACTAAGGCATTAGCCGCCGTGACATTCACGCCGCGCTCGTTGCCGGCTGCGTCCCGAATGGTCATATAGAGATTGCGGTTGCTGGACATCCGCACCGCCCCGGCGTCGTTCTCATTCACGCTGTCCGGCGAGGTATCATCGAACACGCCACCGATCGGTACCATATCGTCGATGCCAGGCGTAAATGCCGCATCATCGACATGCGAGACGCCACTCCCTGAACAATTCCCGCATGTGACATTCGCCGCATTTCCAGTCCCGCCCCATCGGGTGGTCGTCCCATCCGATTGCTGCAAATCCACCGGCATCGCCCATGCCGTCACCGCGCAGAGCCACAGCCCGAGCCCGATCCATCCGACTCGCATAGATTCCTCACTTCCAGAATATCGTCACATCCGGCGACGTGCCGCCCACCGTGACGCAGAGACCAGTCGTCGCCAGATAAGGCAGGCGATAGAAGGTTCCGTTTGTCATGGTCAGTGTGCCGAGGACCTGCCCGGACGAGCAGGTCCCGTCGGCATCGTCCCAGGCGTTGATCGTGACACTCGTTCCAGACGCGGCGATCGCTCCGCAGAGCACCCCTGCGCTGGCTTTAACGTTTTTATCGCCCGTGCTTGTATAGCGTGTAGCCCTACATGATTCGACCATGTGCGCCGACCCATCCGCTCCGCGCTGAAACGTGTAGGTCTGGTCGGGATTCACCAACTCTACTTTGCCCGCCCATGCCGTCACCGCGCAGAGCCACAGCCCGAGCCCAATCCATCCGACTCGCATGGTCAGTCTCCTTCTGTCAGCGCCTTCACGGTCCGACTGAGTCCACGCTTCAGCGCCGGCTCGTACTTCGGTGCCTCCGGCGGTCGTCTGCCGTCCTCGGATTCATCAATCCGCTCCATCCATCGCCGGCTGAAGTGCGCGTCGCACTCGATCTCGAATTCCTCGCCTTCTCGACGGCGCTGATGGTCGTAATACCCCATCACCCGTCCGATGCCGTCGGCCGCCTTCGCCCGCACTTTGATCCCCATCGCGTCCTCCTCTATGCCGTTTGCAGGCGTGGACGGCAGGCCATCGCCCACCGTCCACACCCCAGTCCCCGCCGGACTTAGCTGATCGTGTATCCCTTCGGATGCACGGCCACCTTGTCTACCATCGACATCGGCATCAACGCCGCCGTCACCGTGATCGACGGCGTCGTCCCTGCCACGTCATACCGCACGCCGAGATACAGCTCGCTCTCCGAGAGTACCGTCGGCGGAATCGGAATGGCGAATTGGAACCCGGCCACGAGCAGGTCGGCGTCCTGAGCCGGCGCGGTCGGCGTGCCCGACTCGAACACCCGCCGCCCGATCAACTGCCGGCCGGTCGTCTGCGCCGCGTTCGAGGCATACTCCACGTCGAACGTGTAGTCCTCGTCCCCGGTCCCCTGGTCGGCGGCCACGTCCACCGTGAACACCACCGCCATCGGCTCACCCGTGCCGATGCTCCGATCCTGTGACAGGTCGATCACGTTGGTGCCCACGGCGTCCGCCGTCACTGCCTGAGCATCCGAAAAGAGAGCTTGTGCATCGAGTAACATGGTTGCGTTCCTTTCGTCATGCACCCCGTGAGGGGTTGCGTATTAGCTGACCGTCGATTCTGTCTCCAACAACGCGTCGCATTTCCGAATCGGAACGCCCCGGAACATCGGCGTCATCCGTCCGTCCACCTCCGCGTAGTTGAGCTGGCCGCCCGTCTGCACGTCGTCCCGGCGCTGAATGTCCAGCATCTGGAAACACGTCCGGTTCATGTAGAACACCGGACGCCCGACGTTCATGAACGGAATGCGGTGAATCGCCTTGATCATCAACTCCACCAGGTCCGCCGCCGAACTCTTGGCGACCAGGTTGCTGATGTCGATGTTGCAAATCCGCACTGCATACCGCCAGTCTCGCACCGCCAGCCCGCACTTCCATTGCCAGTGGTCCTGATACGCCCGCAGCTTGCCGCCGCCCATCCCCGTCGAGGTGATGACCGTCTGCAAGCCCAGGTCCTCGTGCATCAAGCCCGCTTGGCTGCCCTTCGGGAAGAATCCATGCACCGTCTGCCCGCCCCAGCACACCAGCCAGACCGAACTATTGTCCGATCCTGACCCACCGCCCGTGAGCACATTGGAGCCGTTCGTCGCGCCGGAAATCGTGCTGTAGCGCGGCGATAACCCCGTGAATTCCTCAGGGGATAAGCCCTGATTGCCGTAGAAGAGCGTCTGCGCCATCTCCTGGTTCATCGACTCGATGAACGCCGAGGCCTCCGACAGCCGGAACGCCCCGATGTTGCCGTTCAGCTCGGCCAGGTCCTTATCCACTTCGCTCCAGGCCTCCAGCATCCCGGCCTGTTCCGCAATCTGCGCGGTCGTGGACTTGCTCGGCGTCACGCCGTTGTTGATGAGCCGCCAGGCGACCGACGGCAACCCCGTCCGCACCGTGGTCTGATGCCCGTTCGGCAGATTGCCTTCCAGGTACAGCATGTCGTACAGGATTTCGTTGTTCTGATTCAGCAGCTCGGCGATGGCGGGAATCTTCCCCTTCGGGTCGAGCCGCTTCGCCCAGTCCGTCAGCGTTAAGACTGTCGTCCCAATCGTTGCCATGTGTCAGGTCCTTTCTCTCGCTCAGCTAGGTCCGCCCGTAGAACAGCTCCTCGATGGTCTTGGTCCGGCTGGACCCGGTCATGCCGCGTCCATCCGAGACCGTCGGCACCGGCTGTCCCGTCATCGGGCGACTCGCTTGCGTTTTGAACTCCTCCAAGACTTTCGGTCGCAGCTCCGCTTCGATCTTCGCCGCCCATTGCGTCGGATCGTCCCCATACGCTTGGCGAAACTCATATTCCGCCAGCGACAGCATTGCCTGCACCACCGGCTGCGGACTGTGCAAGGCCCGTTGCAACTGCCACGGCTCAGCCTTGAGCATGGCTTGATAGGGCGAATCCTCCGCAAAGAGCCGATTCGTCACGGTCTCCGCACCGAATCGCTGATCCGCCACCACCCGGCTCGCTTGCTCGCGCCCGCGAAACTCCGCTTGCTGCGCGATTTGCTCCGGCGTCGGCGGCTCCGGCTCCCGATAGGTGCCGTCCAGCTTGCTCTTGAGAAGTTTGTTGTCCTCTTCGATCTGTCTCAACTTCTGCTTGAACTCCGCGACCTCCCGGCCCAACCGACCGTTGGCGGCGCGTTGTTCGCCAAGCTGCTTCTTTAACTCGTCCTCCGGGCTTGGCTTCGGAGGCTCCGGCTTCTCGCCAGCGGGAGGCGCGGTCGGCGTCGTCTCACTCGCCGAGGGCGCAGTCGCCGCAGGGATGGGCGCGGAGTCAGACGCGGACGGCTCTGTGCGGGCCGGCATCGGGTCCGCCGCCGTCGCATAGAGCGTGTCCACAAGGGACACACTCGGGGCCGGGGCGGTCGTGCCGGGGTCAGAGACTTCCGTGGTCAGTGTGGTCGTCATACGTTCCCTCCTGGTGTGGCTGGCGGGACGGGTGGCACCTTCTGCGTGAGCGCCCGAGCTTGCAGCAAGCCGTCCATCGCCGTCTGATAGGCCGAGAGATTCACGCGCCCGCGTTCCACCGAGGCGCGGGTGCCTTCCTTAATCTGCGTCTTCGCCAAATCCGCCTTGATCTTCTGCACGAACGCCGGGTCGTCGCCCTTCGTCGCCAGCACCTGCGCCAACTCCGGCGACTGCAAGGCCGACAGGGCGAAAAACGCCTTCTCCTCCGGCGTCAAGTCGCTCCACGTCATCGAGACATTCAGCTTTGGTTGCTCCGGCGGTCGCTGACTCTGCGCGTCGATCATCTGCATGATCATCTCCTTCTCGCGCAAATCCGTCAGCGCCACCCCCAGCTTCACGAACGCCGGCCCCAACGGCGCGAGGGCCGGCAGTGCCGTCAGCAACATCTCCACCTGCTGTTCCCGCAGTACCGTGTAGTCCTTCGTCTCCGTCAGCACCAAATCGTAGGTGCGCTCCTTCAGCGCCTGAATTTGTCCCGCCGTCGCCCGTACCGTCCGCACCTGATTCGCGTCGTCCGTGATCTGAAACGCGATCTCTTCCGTCAGATACTGCTTCATGTAGGCGTGCGAGAGCCGCACCTTCAGATACCGCGTGTGCCGCAAATTATTGTGCGCCGGCGTCACGATCAAATTGCTCATCATCTGCTTGCGGGCAATCCCGACGCCGCTGCGCACCTCCCCCGGCATGCCCATCGCTTCGTTGCCTTGGCCGGACACCCGCCGGATCGCGTCCTTGTCCTCCTGCAACAGCAGCAACTGCCCTTGCCCCAGCTCCAGATTGTTCGCGAATACCACCCGCCCCTGCGAAATGGCCCCGCTCTCCACTTCCACGTACCCGTCCGGCTTCGCGTTCTCCTCTTGCGCCTTCTGCGGGTCTAGAATCGCATCCCGCTCGGCGATGATCTTCTGATTCGTCATCAACGCCAGCGCCTTGCTCTCCCGCTTGTTGATCGCTTCGTTGATCGGCACGAGCCGTGAGGCCAGGCTCAACGGCACGCCGTTCTTCCGCCGGCCCGAATAGAACGGCGTATAGGGAAACAAATTCGTCTGATGCGGCGAGAGATCGTGATGAATCAGCACGTCGCCCACGAACACCCCGTTGTACAGCCGATCCACGTAAGCCGATGTCGCCGTCGCTCGGTCCCCCAACTCCGCCACCAGCGTCCGCGCTTGCTTCGCATCCAACGGCACCGGCAGGACCACCAGCCGATCGTCCAGCAGCAGGTAGTACTGCCGCACCTTCCGCTTGTACCAGACCTCGAACGGCCGCAGTCGCTTCCGGTCCCGGTCCACATACAGCGCGTGCGCCACCGTGAACATCGCCTCGTTCCGCAACGACGGGTCCGTATGGTCGATCGCCGGATAGCCGCCGTAACTCGACCCCAGCATCCGCCCGTCCGCCAGCTCACGCAGCGCCGCCTCCTGTTCCGGCCACCGCGCAATCGCGTCCTCCACGTCCATCCACGTCCCTTCGCAGATGTACTTCGCGTCCTCGTTCGGGTCGTATCGCGTCGAATAGGGGTCCGGAAAAATATGGAACGGATTGCAGGCCCGAATGCTCTCTTGCCATTCCCCTAACTCGTTGCGCCGCACCGTCTGCTTCAGCCACCCCACCCCGCCGATCAATCCGTCCCAGGCCAGCGTTTGTTCCTCGAACTCGTACAAATTCTGCTGGTCGATCCACCGCACATAGTCCTGTGCTAACGCCGCCGTGGCATCGTCCGCCGGCGTGTGCCGCCCCACAAACGTGGCGGCCGTCCGCGTCTGAATGAATTGCCCCGCCAGCTTCTCCATGTGCGGGGCGATCTCGTTCCGCTTCGTCGGCGGCTGGCCGCGTTGCGCCAGCTCCGCCAACTCCTCGTCCGTGTAACAGTCGTTCTCGATGTACCGATAATTGACCGAGGACTCGGTCTCGTATTGAACCCGATGGGGATGGGTCACCGCCTCATAGACGAAGCGGTGCAAGCGTTGCAGAATCTCCTCCTCCGGCTCGGCCCGAAGTTTGGAGACCAGAAAATCGAGTGTGGTGTCGTGTGGCACGGACCCCCGGCACTCGTCTCGCGCCAGGGGTCCATCGGAGGAGGGGTGGACGGTCGGACCCGCTTACATCGGCTCCGACCGTGACGATCTACGTGCTGACGTATCACATTCCTGGTGTACTGTCAATGCAGACCCCGCCTCGACCCGCTCCAGCAACCGGCTCAACTGCAGATAACTCCCCTTCAGCTTCCGGTGCAAATCCTGCAGCGTCTGCACTTCTTCCGGCGTCAGCATCTCAGTACCCCCTCCCCTTCTTCCGTTTCATCTTCCCTTTACACGCCATTTCCCTCACCTCCCCTCACATCGCCTTCCACGAGATCGCCGCCCGCCGCTCCCGCCAGGTCCGCAGCGGCCGCCGCGTCGCATCCAGCCGCGACACCCGATGCTGATAGGCGTACCAGGCCAGACAAAACGCATCCCCCTTGTTCGGCGAACGGACCCCTCGCCGCTTCATCTCCGGCTTCCCCTCCACCTTGATCTTCCCCCCACTCTCCGTCCACCGAATGCTCGTCAACTCCCCCATCAACTCCTCATCCGCCGGAATCACCGGCGTCCGCCGCTCCAGAAACGCCTCCCGCGTCTCCCACCACACCTGATCCCGCAACCGATGAAACCGCCGCTCATCCAACGGTCGCTCACTCACATCCACCGCGTACACATGCCGCATCTGCTGCACGTCCCGTAAGTGCGAGTACACCCCACGCCCAATCCCAATACTGTCCACCGCCACCGCCCACTGCGCCCCACTCGGCAACGTTTCCAACAACCCCCCCATCCGCTCCGCCACCCAATCCCCGATCCGCGACGGGTCCTCCTTCCGGCACGTCTCCATCAACACCACCTTCGGCCCACGCAACACCAACAACACCGTGTCATCCTCCCCGCCACCCCCCACATCCACCCCCGCCACCAACGGATCGCCCGGCAACTCCTCCACCACCCGCTCCGTCGCATCCACCACCGTCTCAAACGGAATCAACGTGTCCGCACTCTGCACCGGCGGTAAGCCGTCCACCCGTATCCGCACAAAGTCCGAGTCCTCCCCGTACTTCCGAATCAACACATCCTGCGCCTGCTCATTAAACCACCGAAACCGCCCCGCCGCCGCCAACTTCTCCGCCTTCAACGTCCGCCCACTCCAGTGCAAACACACCCAGTCCCGCCGATACGCCTGCTGCGTCTCCGCCGCAAACCCCGTCCGTCGCGTCGGATTAAATATCAAAATCGCCAAACTCAACGGGTCCGTCATCCCCCCCTCTATCGGCCGGAACACCCCCTCCGGCACCCCGGACGCCTCCGTCACCAAATACAACACCCCCGTCGCATGAATCCCCGCCAACACCACCCCCTGCTCCTCCGCCGAACTGTTCGGCTGAATCGTCCGCGGCTCAATCCGCATGTACTCCCCTCGCCGCCCATCCTCCTTCAAATAAATCCGATTGCTCTGCTTCTCAAACATCGTCTTAAACGCCTCGCTCCCCTCGATCACCTTCCCAAACTCCGGCCACAACGTACTATGCAACGTCGGCCCCGCAGGCGCCGTACACACCACCTTCGGCTGATACCGCTGCAACATCGACAAATAGTGCAACCCTATCAACGCGATCGTCCGCTCCTTCCCCAACCCCTGCCCCGCCATCACACTAATCCCATGCTTCCGCGCTAACTCCCCCTCCTCCGCACTCAACCCCACCCCCGCATACCGCTTCACCTTCGCGTGCAACACCCGCCGGTACGCCTCCCACAACTCCACCTGTCCCGACCACGGGTCAAACCCCTCCCCACTCAACCGCGACGCCCAAAACAACGGGTCCTCAAAACACCGCCGCGCCATCTCCTCCACATCACGCTTCACCGCAAACCCCCTTTCCTCCACACGTCCACTGCGGGGGAGGTGCACAGAAAAACAAAACCCTCCGGTCCCCCCTACCCCTGGGTCCCCCCGGCCTCGGAATCGGGACCGGAACCACTGGCCGGAACCGTACCTGGAACCGGAGCCTGACCATCCTGAACCGGAGCCGGTCGACTCGCCGCATCCATTATATTGGTGCTGCCCGATGATGCCGGAGCCGGTGACGAACTGCTTGCTTGGGCGTCTCCTTGCTCACTCTGTGGCATTTCGCCACACTGTGGCAAATCGCTACAGTCCTCCGCCTTGCCCTGCTTGCGCACCCAGGCGTCCACGCCTCCACCCAGTAACCTCGCGATTGTATGGATA